TCCATTGCAGAGCGTATTGCATCGAAGGAAAGACGAGCATTAGAGCGGTGCGGGGATGATGTATCGGCAGTGGCTTTGCTGTACAAAAACCACCCTGAGTTTATTGAACGGGTCACCATGCCAACGGCTGAATTTCTGCTTGGTGGCGTATCTGTGGAATTCGTGCGAAAATTTGCAGAACAGCACATTAAAAGGCAGATGAATCAGGAGGCCAATCGCGTAGGCGAATTGGTCGTTGAAGAAAACGAAATCATCACCACATTTTACGAGGTGCTAAAAGAATATGAAAACGATTGAAAGAAGATACCTGTCACAGCCAATTGAATTGAAGGCTGATGAGGAAACGGGCGAGCAGAAAATAGTAGGGTACGGAGCGATTTTTGAGTCTCGGTCTGAGAACCTTGGCGGCTTCACTGAGGTGATTAAAAAAGGCGCTTTTGATAAAGTTCTGGAAAATGATGTTAGGGCATTATTCAACCATGATCCAAATTTTGTTCTGGGTCGAAGTACAGCGGGAACATTACGTTTGTCAGTAGATGATAACGGGCTTCGATATGAAATTGATGCACCGCAAACCCAAACGGTAAAAGACCTAGTTCTTACTCCGATGACCAGAGGCGATATTACTGGATCAAGTTTTGGTTTTATTGTCGATCAGGATAGTTGGCATGAAGACGAGGACGGTTCAATTACGCGATCCATTGAAAAGATCGAACGATTGCTTGACGTTAGCCCTGTAACCTATCCAGCCTATCCTGAAACGGATGTGGCGTTACGATCACTTAATGACTATCAAGAAGCTAAACCGAAAGAACAGGACGAAGAAAAACACGACGATGGCTGCGAAGAATGCCGCTCGAAAGATGCGCGAATAGCGCGGCTGTCAGCTTCGTTAGAAATTCACAAGCGTTTTACTGCTGCGTAGGCGGCATCAATAAAATTAGTCCAAGGAGAACATCATGGATTTGAATCAAAAACTCGACACTATTCGTGCCGAAGAAGTTGAAGGAAGGTCACGAGCCGCCGCAATTGCGAAATTAGCAGAAGAGCGTGAACTAAATACCGACGAGCTTTCAGAGCTTGCCGAAATTGAAATCAAAATCGACAACACGCAAGAGCAGCAGCGCGGGATTAAATCCGCTCTGAACATCGGAGATTATCATCCGGATATTAATCAACCCATCGGGATGGATGAAAAAGAAGTTCGTAAATTTTCGATGCTGAAAATGATAAAGGCTCAAGCGAGAGGGGCGACTCGGCAAGACATTGCAGATGCCTCACTTGAGATGGAAGCATCTAAAGCCGTTGAAGAAAGAATTGGTGTGTCTCCAAACGGAATGTATATTCCAATGGAAATCATGGGAGGGTCAGAAGAACGTGACCTGACTGCTGATAATTTCACCCAGGCCGGTGCTTTGGTTGGCGTTGATTTTCGACCACAACAGTTAATCCCGTTGCTCAGAAATGCGATGGCACTTGCTAATGCTGGTGCTACTGTACTTGATGGGCTTGTAGGTGATGTTGCCATCCCGAAACAAACAGGGACTGCCACTGCCTCATGGGTAGCTAACGATGGTGGCTCTATTTCTGAAGCCAATCAAACTGTCGCTCAAGTCACGTTAACGCCAAGAACTCTTGGTGTATTTACGGACTACAGCCGTCAGCTTCGTTTGCAGTCATCTGTTAGCGTTGAAAACTTTGTGAGACAAGACCTGATGACCGTTGTGGCTCTTGAAAAAGACCGCGCAGGATTGCATGGAACCGGGGCTTCTGGTCAGCCAGTAGGGGTACAAAACACTACAGGTGTTGGTACTCAATCCTTTTCCACTGGTAGCGACCCTACCCGAGCAGAGGTGGTTGGTATGAGGGGTGATTTGGCGACTGCGAATGCACTAGCTGCGAACCTTAAATTCATAACCAACTCAACGGTGTACGGGAATATGATGAACCGTCTTGTAGATGCTGGCAGTGGTCAGTTTCTGCTACAAGAAAACGGGACAGTGATTGGACGCCCCGTCGTGGAAACGAACCAAGTTGCTTCTGGCGTTATGTTCTTTGGTAATTGGGCAGATTTGCTGATTGCGAATTGGGGAGGAATGGATTTACTGGTCGATCCGTATGTCGGAGCTACTGCGGGGAATGTCCGAGTTCTGTTATTCCATTCTACTGATCTTGCGGTACGTCACGCTGAATCATTTTGTATTGGTTCATAAATAAACCCTGTTAAACGGGGCCAGCAATGGCCCTGATTTGGAGAAATAATATGTTAGAAAAGAAAGGTTTTGAAAATGATTCGCCGCTGTTGGGGTTTATCGCAACAACGATTACCGCTGACTTTAACAGCGCTTCGTGTGATCTTTTAAACTATGATGGCAGCTTGCTGCTGGTCAATATGGGAAACTCTGGTGACACGTTGAGCGGAAGCGTTTACGTTGAATTGGAGGTTGAAGATTCGCCGGACAATTCTACGTGGACAGATGTAGCAAATGCTTTGATAACCGGATCGGTGACAGGGACTAACACTGGCACATTCGCAAAAGTTGATGCACCGTCTGAAGACAGCAGAATATTTACGACTGCTTATCTTGGTCGAGAGCGTTATGTTCGGATCGTGGTTAATGTAACTGGTACGCATTCAAACGGCGTCCCAATTTCAACGAGCTACATCAGGACACGCGCAAGGTATTAACCTGTGGGGCAGCGATGCCCCTTTTTAACAAGGAGGCTAGACACATGGCAAAGTTTGTCATATTAAATCACAACGTAATAATTGGTGGTGAGGTTTTCCTTGCCAGCGATAAGATTATTGCGATTGATGATTCCGATTTTCGGGTGTTATCCGGTATGCAAAAGCGCGGCGAGTTCTACATTACTGAGGTTGATGAGCCAGTTCCTGAAGTTGCAGCCGCGCCGAAAAAACCAAAACCAAAACCAAAACCAAAACGTAAGCCAAAACGTAAACCAAAAGTGTGACTACTAATGTCAGTTGATGTAATTACAATCACAGGGCCGACGGCTGAACCCGTTAGCACTGAGGAAGCAAAAAATCATCTTCGTGTTTCTTTTGATACTGACGATCAACAAATCGCCGCGATGGTTTCTGCTGCCAGAATTACCATTGAGGCTAGGTCTGGAATGCGGCTATTTACCCAGACTATTGAGGTTCGGGCAGATGTTTGGCCTGAGCTGGCCGATCCCTCGCGCTCAGACGTTCTCAGGTTGCGTGTAGCGCCAGTTCAAAGTATTACGAGCGTAAAGTATTACCAAGCATTAGATGACGCTGACACGACCTTAGCTGCGTCTGACTACGTTACGGATTTAACTGGGGTTCCTGCGAGAATTCAAGTAAAGACCAGCTGGCCCTCGACTAATGATTATGTGGGCAACATTAGGATTAGATGTATTGCAGGGTATGCAACAACGAAAGCGATCCCGGCACATTTAAGACAGGCTGTTTTGCTACTTGTCGGCCATTATTACGAGAATCGTGAGGCTGTTACTGATTTGAAGTTAATGGAGGTTCCCGAGGGAATCAATGCGCTGATTCACAGCCAAGCAGAATATTATCATTACGATACAGGATCACTCTAATGCCTAAGATACGTTTTAACATTACGACGAATTTTAAGGGAGTGGAATATCGCCGTGGCGATGAAGCAACCTTGAGTAAAGCAGAGGTCAAACTGTTCGCTGGTACAGGCTCTAGCGGAATGCCCCACATAGTTGAGATAACGAAGGGAGACAAGAATGGCTCGAAAGATGCTAAAGGCAGGGCAGCTTCGAAATAAAGTAACCGTTCAAGTCAACACAGATACCCGCGATGCTTTTGGCGGCGTTGTTAATTCTTGGGCGACTCGGTTTAGTTCATTCGCGTCTATCGACCCAACGTCAGGTAGTGAACGACTGGGCAGCGACAAAATAACTGCTGACCGCTCATATGAAATTGTCATGCGAGTAAACCCATCACTATCGGTATCACCGCAGCACAGGATCAGTTGGGATTCCCGATTGTTTGATATTGAATCCGTTTCTAATTTTGAAGAAAAAGGCCATTTTCTCAAAATAACGGCAATAGAGCGTGAAGTCTGATGGTTACGATGAAAATAGAAGGCGGCAAGCATTTAGTTAAACAACTGAAAAAGCTGGATGCTGAGTTGGAAAAAAAAATTGGTGACAAAGCGGTTGCTGCTGGCGGTCGAGTTTATGCAAAGAATGTTCGGAAGGGTATCCCTTTATCAAATGACGGGAACGATATCCGCTTAAAGAAATCAGTTGCCGTTAAAAAAGCGAAGCGATCCAAGGCTCGGGGAATCATTCAATATTCTGTGGGCATCGCCGGTGAGGCTAGAAGATATGCCCATGTTTGGGAGTTCGGGTCCAAATACGTTACAGGCACAAGACACTTCACTAAAACACTTGAGACTTCAAAGCAAGAAATTCTCGACATCATGCTCAAAAAGCTCCGCGATGAACTCAAGAAATGGGGCTTATCGTAATGGCTGAAGCGGAGACAGCTATAAAAAGTTTGCTAGAAACGCAAGCGGATAACCTGGCAACGACAACTTCTATATGGGCAATACTGGCCCCTTCGGATGCTGCTAAACCATACCTCAGTTATGAGGTTTTGACAGAGACGCCAGTGAACGTGATGGGTAGTGAAACGGCACCAACTGAAGTTTTGTTCCAAGTGAACATATTTACAGATACATTTCTGCAAACAGTAACCGTAACGAATGATGTTAGAACAGCACTAAATAGATTCTCTGGTACTACTGATTCAGTCGTGGTTCAAGATGTTTTTTACGAAAATAGAAGCGACAATTTTGATGAATCAGACAACGACTACCAACGCACGTTAGATTTTAGAATGTGGTTCGAGGAATAACATGGGTACTCAAGTAATAAAAAATAAACCTTCGTGGCTCGGCGACCTAAACATAGGCGACTATGCTCATGCGCTGGCAATGGATTATGGCGCAGATGCCGTTGATAACACAGTGCTAA